CAAATTCATTATTTGATAACATTGCAGGAATGTCATCTGCCTTTTCTTTTACACCAACTGGCGGAATAAATCCACCTGTTTCTCTAAGATCTAATTCTGTTATACCTGCAGGGTTTTGGTTCAAAGGTAGACCCATGATGCCTGATGCCTGCATCGCGTTTTGTTCTGCACTATCACCCATAGCATATTTTATTCTACCACCCATGGCCATATTAAGTCTTTCTTTAGCTTCTTCAATTGCTTCTTGTTGACTAAAACCTGCTTCTCTAAGTTCTGCTACAAGTTTCATAAATTTATCCTCACTTCCACTTGAATAACCTATTCTACCACCCATGGCCATATTTTTAGAAAGTCTTTCTCTAGCTTCTTCAATTGCTTCTTGTTGACTAAAGCCTGCCTCCATTAGTTCACCTACAAGCTTCATAAATCTGTCTTCATAATCTTCAGAACCATTTGCATATTTTATTCTACCACCTTCTGCCATTAAAGGTTTTCCTGGATTACCCATATACTCTCTAACTCTTGTGTTAATCATTTTGTATATTTCATCTTCTGAGTAACCAAAGTTTTCTGATAGTTCTTTTACTTTTTTAGGTAAATACTTATCTTTAAAAAACTGATAACCTTTCATTGTGCCATCTTCAGGTTCACCAATTCCTGATCTGCCAGGTCCCATCATAATCTTTGAAATCATTTCTATTTCTTTTGGTAATGCGTTTTCAGGTATAGGGTTTTTTGTTGTAGTGTCCATTGTAAGACCTTTTGGTAAAGTCTTAGGATCATTCATACCTTCTGCGTATCCTATTCTACCACCATTAGCTCTGTACTCTACTGTGTTCTGTTCTACAAATCTGTCTACTTGCATTGGAGGTGCATCTGGATTTAATTGTTGATAACCTTGTCTTAGATAAGATCTCAATGCATCTACATCTGTAATATCTTCTTCAGTAGCACCTGAAGCTTCTAGTGCTTGTAATGCTACACCGCTTAAAGCTCCTATACCAAATACTTTTGCAAACTGACCAAACGTTGGTTTTTCACCTGCAGGTACTTTTAAAGAATCAAAACCAAAAGCTGTGCCTATTTCACCTAAACCTTTACGAGAAAATATAGCAGGTATATTTCCAAAAACTGTAGAAGGGGCATATGTACCTAATTTTAATAAGCTACCTAAGCCACCGCCGCTAGCCAATGAACCTAATCCTGCTGTTCCTGCATATAAAAGAGCAGCTTTACCTAGATCAGATTTAGCAAAATCTTTTACACCACTAACTACGCCTTTCACGCCTTTTTTGACGGATTTAACTAGGCTTCCTAAGCCGTACATTTGTCTGGGCATTTGTCCTCGAGATATTGTCATATTTTATATTGTTAAACTAGTTTGGGCAGGGTTACAATTCCTGTAG